CATGAATAATTCGCCTTACTTCATTTCTGATCTCTGACAGTCTTTCACGACTATCCACCGTCCTACAATCAATAGTGATATTGACGTGTTCATTCACATAGTCATAGACCAATTCTGGTTGGGCTTCATTGTGAGCAGTTTCAAAGATACGAATAACATCATTATCCAGAAGCCTTACTCTCTTTGCATCACCTTTATCCACATCTGCAATGTCCTCAATAGAGGGTACAGGCGGCTTAGACCAATTGCTTGAGATAATATCTCGTAAAGCACTAATCGCATCCTTAACCAATGTTCAACGCCTCCTCAAATTCGTCTTGGGCATTTTTGAGTGCTATCCTTGTCGGCCCATTCGCCATCTGCCTCATGACATTCGCTTCCATTTCTTGATCCGTATATCCGAGGCCATCTGCGGTATTCATCTGTTCTTCCTTTGAAAGCAACGTCTGATAGATTGACATCTCATTCGTTCCAATGGACTCCAAAGCCCTTGAAAGCTGCTTATGTGCTGCTCTCAGATTTTTGAAATAGTTGAATAAATCAGAATCCACAGATCAACCACCCATACCCGCAACAATTATTCCCTCTTGGTACGGGATCAGGATTCTCTTAACCTCTTCTTCCAACTTCTGGATCTTTGATGGGAGATCCACATTCTGCGTACCTTCTGGGAACATTGCGGTGTAATCGTCTGTCATCATAATGTCCAGGGCTACTAATTTGGTGCAAGCATCTTCAATGGCTTTGTCAAGATACCTTTCTCCATAGACATACGATAGTTTGAGGCTGTGATTCTCAAAGAATGGATATTGATTGTTGAACATGATTGCGCCGTTGTCCTCCATAGACCACCAATCCTTCTGCCTCTGTTCCTCTGTAGTATCGCTATCAAATCTCGTCTGATAAACAACTGTGCTTGTTGTCATATTTGATTGGAAGGAAGATGTCAGATCATCGGCAATAGTTATGCTATTGCCACTCCTAGTGCATCTTGCAACATGGATCGTAGTCCCTGTTCCGTAGTAGTACAAACCATTCCCCTCTGTGAAAGCCGCACCATCTGCTACAGTGAATGTGCCACCTGTTGATGCTACGGTGGTATTGACAGTATTGCATAATGCCAGATCAAAACAACTTAAGTTTGTAATAGCAATAGTAGTAGTTTCGCCCTCATCAGTTGATCTCATACTACTGATGAGGACTACTCCATCTCCATCATCACTGTTAGATGTAGCCAGGAATTCATGGCTCACATTGAGAGCCAAACTATTTTCAGTCATACTCCCTATCTGCAAAGCGGTCTTACTTGTCGCTGCATCCTCATTGATTAGGTTTCCAATCTCCCCTGCAATAGTCTTGACACCAAAGTCTTTCGACCAGGTTGAAGTCGTGTTTCCGCTCGTCAAGGTAGCGGTATGAGCGATATTTGGACATAGGAAGATTTTGTCAGTGCCATTGAACAAATGAGTATCCTTGACAGTGAGTTGAACCCTGGATGACGCTAACTCTCTGTAGTGATCCCCTTGCCAAACCCCCATCCTCAATACCCTCTGAACAGGTCTGTTTCTCAGATAGACCGCGCCGACATAATCTGTGTAATATCTGCGCCGATATGGCTTGAATGTGGTGAAATTTTGATATTCATCAACAACTAACCTGGGTCTCCATGCTATTCTGCAAATTCTATCAATGTAGTCTTGCCTTCTTTTGATTAGATTCTCCACTTGGGATTTACTGATGCCTCTTTGAGATGAATTGGAGAGAATTGATCCAGGTTGAACATATGCATTGTTATTCTTAGTGTATGCCGTTCCAGGGTTAGCGGCTTTGAGCACAACTCCTCCGCTTGATCCGAGAGATGCAATACCTGTGATTGTCAAGCTGCTCCCTATAGCATCAACATCGTCATACAAGATGACGGTATCATCCACTGCAAAGCCCCACCTTCTATGGTCTGCCCCTGCAATTGGTATTTTGATGATAACTACTGAGTTTTCTGTTGCGGTGCTTGTATCTGCAATAAGAGCGGTTGGTTTGGCATCCGGCAATTGGAGATAAGCCTCCACTTTGGCGACTGTTGAATACACCAGATCATCCGGATAAAGTGGTTGATCAGGTCTATGCCCTGGTGTGAATACTCGTGGCATTATGCATCCTCCCTACTTCCCCAAATTGTAATCCATATCATACCCGCACCCTGCACAACTTGGTGTCCAACAAAAATGAAGTAGGCCACAAGATTTGCATCTCGTTCCAGAGCCGATATTTTGAATGTCATATTTCTCTCGCCCTCGGATCTTGATTCGAACCGTATCGGCTTTCGCCAGGTTCTCCTTACTGAATGGAGACTCATCGGTTCGTATGGAACCTTCGGTTGAAGCAATCTCTTGCATCCGCACCTTCCGGCGGCGTTCTATTGCATGGGCTTCTTCAAAGCACAATTCATCTAATTCCAGGGCCACACAGCAAGCCCCCTATCAGGCTCGCCCACCTGTGACCGTAAGATAGACGGTTTGACCCGATAGATCAGTAGAATCTGACACTGCATCAAGAGCTGCATTATCTGCACCTGCTTCATAGGCCAGAATCTTCTTTGCCGATCTATCGTAGGCCCAGACATATCCTCCTATGTCTGCTTCAATATGTACGGTTTCGATATTAGAAACATAAGTCGTGAGATCCAATGACTCACCTGCCGCGAGCCACGAACTGTCTGGGGTGATTTTCAAGGCAACGGATAACCGATTGCCGGTGACGTTTGTTCTACCCAATTGCTCAACTGTCAATGCCATATTGAACTCACCTTTGTTTCAATCCTATTTAACTACTATTTTACTCATGCAAAACGATAATGCGTATGGTTCCGGCTGAAAATGTGCTATTTGAGGTCGCAACGGTAAATCTGACCCTTCCACAAACCAAGCCATTCCATGAAGCACCTTCATCAATTGTCACTCCGCCAACAGTCGAACTGCCTGGCGCAGATACTGTGAAATGAACCCCACTAGTGGCTCCACCATCTGCATTCATGTTCGCTCCCTCTGATGTTTGGAAATTCAAAGGAGTATTACTTGCTGTTCTCACATCAAGCCCTGCAATCGTATCGCAGTATGGATATTCCGTTCCGCCTGTATCTTCAACATCCATTGTGATTTTGAGTGATCCTCCGGTTGCCGTGTTGGAGCCGCAAGTCACTCTTGACGGGTCAAGGACAATTCGCCCTATCTTACCATTGAGGTCTAGAGTGCCATTGAGAGAATTAGTGCCATCGGCGGTCAAGGTCAAGATTCTTCGATTGACACGGATCCGGCTCGCATAACGGCCTGTGCCGTCATCTATGTCCGCATATGAGTCGGTCACTCAGATGCCCCCGTGACAAATTCACGGGCTTGGTCTGTCAAGGATGCTTTGGTTGATCTATTACTGACCGCCAAGCCTTTCTCAGAACACCAGGACATCATTTGCGCCCGTGTTAAGGATGAGTCAAAGCCAGATGCAGCTAATAGAATATCCACATTGACCTCTTCATCACTTACAGGAGGTGAAGGAGCCGGTTCTTCGACTTCAACTACCTCTTCAACTACCTCTTCGGCAATTGTTTCTGGTTCGGGTTCCTCAATTACGACAGGTTCCGGTGTAGGTACAATCGTCTTGAGCATTTCTTCTGCCTGGACATCATCACTGCCAATGACCTTCCAGGCGGTTCCGCCATTCTCGATCAGGGGCATAATCTTGTTTCGGATTAGATCCTGGGGGACATCATCTCTGATCATTCCCCTGGAAAAACCCAAAACATGGTGCTTACCTATGGTTATCTCGCAGTAAGGTCGCGCCCCAATGTATTGGAGGCTAAGAGCCATTATTGCTCACCTCATCGGTATAGGAATGTGATCCTAATAGTGTCCGCATCAGAACCCGCTCCCGTGAATTTGAGAAGGGTCGATGTTGAGATGTTCCCTGCTACAGGGAAGTCGTTTCCGGCCGCCGTAGTCGTATTGTGGAGGCTTAGGATCCCAACCAACTCTGCACCAACTATTGCATTGGTGCTTAGAGCCAGGTCGTAAGCTGCTGCCGCGTCACCATCGGTGATCACAACATCTACAATTCCGAGACTGATCGTGCCTGTCACGCTATTGCTTCCGATTGGGCTTTGTAGCCATGATGTGTCTGCTTCTCCGACTCCGCCCCAAATGCGGCTGTCGAATACTAGTGTTCCGTTTCCTGTCAAGTTTGTGTTTGCCATTTTTCTTCACTTCCGTTTTTTCTTCCATCTTCTCCAAGCCGATTAGGCAGCGATGTCCCTCACTTTTCCATGCGCTCGGTAGAATAGTTGCCATAGCTCCCCCATTGTGTGGAACATACCCATCTGTCCGAGCCTGTTGATTCCGAAGGGATCTCCGGTTTCAATACCAGACTCGTGGTAGAGGGTTGGCTTTGCGGTGCAGAAGTAGATGTAGTCAGAATCAATGAAATACATCCTGGACAATTCTCCGGAGTCAGCCTTGACATCCTTTGAAGGGATCAGAGGTACGCCGTTGTAGGTAGCGACCACGAAGCCCGCCTCCATACCAGGAACACCCTTGACTCCATTAACGCCAGGAACAACTCTCTTCATCTCAGTAAATCTTTGCTGAGGCTGGAGTAGTTGCTGAATCTTCTCAAGAGTATCGTAGCCGGTTAGGATCACCTTTGGCTGTCCTCCCTTCTCCCATACGCTTCGGAACATTCCGTCAATGACATTCAGACTGAGCGCACGAGCCGCACCTGCGGATCCTGCGTCACAGTTAGCATCGTACCATGACTGAGAGGAACCTGCGCTCCTCGTTAGGTTGTATTGATTGTGATCTGCCGCTGCGGTCACGAAGTCGGTTGCCGTCTCCACGAATGATGACGAAAGGCATCGGTCAAGCGACTCAAAGTCGTTCCCTGCCGCTGTATCTACATCTTCTAGAAGCATGACGTTGATGTGCTCAGCGTGGTGCTTTGCCATCTCCATCTTCATTACTGCCCTTGCATCTCCAAGACCGTCATCCTTGTCGGCCAGGAACATTGCTGTCTCGCTTAGATCGAAGGTGTGAGCCACTGTCTTTGGCTTCGTGCTGACCTCTGCGAAAGTAGGCTTGGTGGTTTCTGGCAGAGTCCCGTTCTCAGGTAGTCCGCCACCCTTTGCCCTGTCAGGCTTGTCGGTGACGACCCTCCATCCGGACTTCTCCCAGGGCTTCTTCGGTAGTATGCTAAAGGCGTTGAACTCCTGGTTGAGCTGCGACCAGACCTTGCGGCCAAAGATGGCCTGATAGGTTCCTGTTGTGCTACTCACCAATGGCGAATCTGCCTTGAGCAAGTCGGTTCCGGAGTAAGCCCATGCGTTTGCACCTGCGCCCGCACCGTAGTACAGCCT